CACACGTATTTAAACGTATGTTTCACATCACATCACTGCGATTGTTTGTCACTCCTAACAATAAGTATAGAAGATTGAGTGCCAGAACAGACTTTTCTTAGTCGTCCAGCCACGTGGAGCCTTGCCTGAGAAGATAACTTCCAGCCAACGGCGTTGATCCTTTGAAAACCAGCCTTCCAAAGGACAAGGGAAACATGTTTGGAAATAATCCATGAACTTACAAAAGTGTAAGTCCCACATCCCTCCGCCGAGCCATAGGCCCACTAACCTAGTAAGAGACACATCTATTGATGAAACAGATGATTCGGGGTACAGCGCGAACTTGAACCAGTCGATTGTTTCACGATGAGGATGGCCGTCCTCATACGTTGTTCCAAGCAACTTGAATTTTGTGGGGTCCAGAGTAACCTCACATTTATCGGGATTCAGTATCATCAATACTGCTGCTGCATCAGCGCTCGCCTGATCTAAGCTAAAATCATGGCAAGAACGAAACGCTGAATCGTCACCTAACACTCTGAGTCCACGTATCTGACACGTTTGACATTGAGTCAGATAATCAACAAGTATGTAATTCACAACACTGTCAATCATCTGGGTCCACCACGATCCGGATGGTACACCTCTCCTCTTACGGAACATTCTTCCGTCAGGCATGAGCATCGGTGTGTTTATAAAGTAATAGACCATAGCATCCCAAACGTTACGCCACTTCTGGGCCTCACGCTTGGACACTTTCTCTCCACGGAACGTTGACCACTCAATATTCTGACGAAGAATATCAAATGCCACACGAATTAACCAAGAAGGTACTTTTGAATCAAAGCTTGAAAAGTCTAAACCATATAGTTTTTCGCCTTCCCTTAGTCCAACACACCATTCAGTGTATAGGCGTTGAGAACTCTTCCCGTTCAACATTGGTGTATGACGATCGTTCATGAAATCACGATACATCTGAGGAGCGTAAAACCCCTCCACACACAACATCTCTGCGGGGTAAACCCAAACGAGCCGGGTCTTTGGTGTATCACGTTCTGACATGTGACCACGTTGACCAGCTAGACAAGGAGGGAACCTCATCTTTTTGGGATTGAACTTTTCACGACCGTCTTGCTTCATACGGTGCCCTAACCATCTTGCTTCATGATAGATCTCTTCCATCACGTCACCCTTCTTCTTGCCCATGAAGGTTGCTCCAGCCGCCGTATCACGGCGAAGGAACTGACCTACTTCATGCCAGTCAAGGGGTTCTCTTTTCCAAGGTAGTTTGAAAGCAGTCCTCGCTTTCTTAATGGCACCAATCATTGCTCTACGTTGTACACGATTGAGCGAATGGAAGGTTGACTTGTCCTCTGAGAATTTTAACAGAGATTTATACATACCCTGCGGACCTTCGGGCTTCCGCGTGTATCCATAAATGTTTTCGTACATTGTTCGGTCGAATTCTTTTAAACTCGTCCGGACCCACGCATCAGTATTGGAGCCACCTGAGTAAACAGGATAGCCACCATACCGTGCGATTTCGGTTAGTCCAGGTGAATTGAAGTGTTCTGGAATCACATCATAGCTGGAACCTCTAGTTCTGGAACTTGGAACTAGAAGGGAGTCGTCCACTAAAGGGGACCCCTCTATGACGTTATCTAATGGGGTGGGGTCGAAAGGAGATACTTCCATCTTGCTTT